CGAAAACAACAAGACTAACCCCAAGATGGTGTCCTGATATTTTGGTACTATATTTGAGAAATATTAGAGATGCGATCTAAATTTTATCAACCTTCGTTGAAAGCGGGCCAACATCAATTTGTTTTTTAAGTAGTTCCTGATATTGTTGTTTGTAATTATACGTACAACTATGTTCCTCGGCATGTAAATGTGTAATACAAAATAGTTTTTCACATTTACATTTATACTCAATTACAAGTTTTTTGTTACATTTATTACAGCGAGTCTTAATCATGACGGATATTGTACTAATATTGGACTAAATAATATATAATTTTTTAATAAGTCAATTTTATATTCATCATTGTTATATTAGTATTTGATACCATTGTATTTAATCCTCTAGTAAATAGATGTACAACTTTTAAAATACCGGAAATAACAGCGATATGTATATGATCCATTTTACTTTATTATATAATATAAACAGATTATACTTTATATTAGATAATGGTATTCTGGAAAATATATCCTATATTAAATGTTATTCAATCAATTTTTAATCATAAGATATTTAGGTCACAAATATTTGATAGAGATATTATAAAATCGCCGACTGGTCTAGACGCAATAGTTATTCGACCCAATCACACCAATCATATAATATCAGAAATTAGACAATTTATAAAAAATAATTTCGGTTCTCCTCCTACTTCTCCCATTCTAGATATTCCAGAAAGTCAGTTACTTCAAGAGAATGATCATATAGTAATCGTCAGAGATATTAACGGTCGGATAGTAGGGTGTATTCGATATCATTATATAGGAGTATTCGTCTCATCTGATAAAAAAGAAGAAATATATTGTGTGGATTGTTTTACTATAATCAATAGTTGGCGTGGGCGTGGTTTAGGTGATTATCTTCTAACATACCTACACAATTATGTAAATGAACATAATATACCATATTCTATGTTTTTGAAAGAAGGTAGAAATCTATCAATTGTTCATGCCCCTCTTTACACAGGTATATATGTATTTAGAGAACTTCAATTAACTAAATCAAATAATATTATGGATATAACACCAGCATTAGCGTATAAATTAATGGATATTAGCTCTGAATTAAACCAGATATTAATTATTCGTAATATTAATTCAACAAATCAGAGATGGAAGTTGTATGAAAAAGGCGTATATAAAGTATTAGTTTGTTTTCAGGACGCGTATCAAAGTTTTGAAGCGAAGCGACCTGAAGCGAATAATAAAATGAAGAAGATATGTTGGGCTACTGGATGGATAGAGAGTCCGAATATGACAGATGAGTATCGTGAAGAAGCTTCAAGAGAATTATCTGATTCAATGTATCCAGAGTTTGATTATGTGTGGATGAATAAGGAATGGATTGGTCGCTATAGCGACCAATGGAAAATCGATGGACCATTTCACTGGTATTCTTATCAATGGACTTCGAGTATTAATATACAAAAATCATATTGTATTTTAGCTTAGACCAACGAACATTTTAAAATGAATGCAAAGCGCATCGGTCTAAATTATCATATTTTGCGCGGAGTCGGCACTGTTGGTACAGTAGTAACGGTTGGTACAGTAGTAGCCATTGATTCTTGTCTGGATTTAAGAACAGCTTCCATACCATGAAGGTATGTTCCTTCGCAATTAGCATAATAATTAATAAGTAAATCACGTGCGATAAAATTAATGCGTTCAATTTCAGGAAATCCCTTTTTGATGATATTATCACTTAAAGTGATTTTGTAGCGGCCAGAAAATTTATCACGCTCATTATTAAAAAGTAATTTAATTATTTTACCGCATTCTGCGGCATGTCGAATTTGTATTTTATATAATTGATTTACAAAATTATATACGATACCAACTTTATTGGCTGGTACTATTATATCTCCAGATATACCTTTACAAAAATTATTATCTCTTTTATTACGAATACCTGTAAGTCCTGATTTTATAATATCATCATCGGATTTTTTTAAGAACTCTTTATGCCCTTCAAATAGGCTACCCAGTTCTTTCATAAAGTCTAAATATATTTGTAAAGATGATTTTCTATTAGGACCTAATCCTGGATCTGTACCAATAACAATTCGTGGAGTTCCCTGACTTATAGTATCATAAAATAATTGTGATAATGCCGCTAATCCTGGACTAGTATCAAGTGATTGTCCAGGTTCAGGAATACCACTACGTGAAATTGTTGTTTTAGTTCCAGACGCAGTTGTTGTAGTATATTCAAGAAATTTTGATTTACATATATGTGATACTGTGTCACTATGTCCTCTTAGAGGTAGAGTTTGAAGAAGTTGCATTGCGCGTGCTAGGCAGTGACCGAGTGGTTTAGTTTTAGTAAGATTGTGAACAATTCTTTCTAGTCTAAGCTGTTCAGTAGTGTCTTTTTCTGATGTTGTAATACCAGAAGATGTAGTAGATCTTTCATTTAGAGTATTTCTTTTTAGAAATTCTACAACTTTAGATAATATCTCTGTAAAATACTCGGATATATTTTTATCAGATCCTAATATGGTATAAATATATGCTGATTTAGCCCCAGCGGGTCTTTCTCCCTGAATAGTTATAGATTTATTTGGGATAATATCGCTAGGTAAGTCAATACTTTCAGGATTAACAGCATTTTTTTTGTTGTAATATTTAAATTTTCCAAAGGTAAATTTAATATTACCACCAATACCTTCTAGTTTAGCATATGCTTCTAGCTGTGCATAACGATTACCACCTATATAGGCAATGAAAAATATACCTTTGTATAATTTAGTTTCTGAAATTATATTTGTAACAATAGTACGTCCAAATTCATCTTTTTCTTCAAATTTTGGATAAAAATAAATCTGACCTCTGCTATCTCCTTCACCTGAATAGTTGGCAGGCCAGCCTTTTTGTGGATCTTTATCATCAATTAAGAATGATCTTAAAAAATTAAAAGTACCTAGTGCTGCTGCTGAAATGGCGCCGCCCTTACTCGTATACGAGCCGCCCTTACTCGTATACGAGCCGCCCTTACTCGTATACGAACCATATCCAGGTGTAACTAAACCTTTTCTAATGCTATCTATAGGTAGTGAACTTATACCACTTTCAGATATAACATTAGCATCATCAATAACGGTTAAAGCCAAGGCGCCATAAATTTGGAAAATACGAGTATAGAAATATGCCAGAGTTAAACATAATGATTGCTTTTCAGTATCGTCATCTTTAATAAGATCCTTAATAGGTCTAAAAGCAATAACACCTTTTTTATCTTTAATTGGAGTTATTAGTAGTTCATGAAAATGCTTACTAAGACTATTAGCTAAAAAAATAACATATTTTTTACATTCTGTTGGATTAGATAACGCTAAAAAGTCCCGTACGCTTATTTCTTTTAACATATACTCTAACATTATATCCATTAAACCTCGTGTATCACGAGTTAATTCAAATACTTTTTGTCTTGATAAAGTACTAGGTATTGATTGACTTGTACCCATTCCTATTATGATCAACTCTTTATTTTTAGATATTTTACAAGTCTATAAAACAGTTTCTAAAACATCTGAATAGCTTTCAAGTCGCTTTAGACACTTTTGTAGAGTAGCCACCGAAATTTCACTAGCTTCCGCGATCTTTGAAATGGGAATATTAAGGATTTCACAACGCTTAATAACAAATGTTATACAACCCGCCGCTAAACTAGGCGGCATATTTTCCTGACTTAGCCCCTGCTCCTCCGATTTCTCTGCGACTCTCTTACACAAAGTATAAAGATGGTCCATTTGATTTCGTGGGATAGGTAGGCGTGATAAGGGTAGTTGGATATATTCGGTGGCGCGGGTACTTGCTTGGCTGGGTTTATTGGTAGAATTATTATTGAGCAAACCTTTCTGGCGGGCAAGAGCCATAACTTCCTGCATTTGTTTTAGTGCCTTGGTAAAAGTTGCCGAATTTAGACCGAAAATATCAGCGATTTCTTTCGGTTTTCTGGGTGAACCCGATTGCTTCAATCCCATATATAAACAGGCCGAAAGTAGCGCGTCGCGACTTAGTCCCTGACGGCCGCCAATGCCCTGTAGTGTTGTATATAGACTCTTGGCCTCCTCAATTATTGATTGATTAATACCCGAATTTAGGCCAATAAGGGAAAGACGTTCACATGTTTGGATGAATGAACGCTCCTTATATGGTACAGTATTCCAGGAATGATATTTGCGAACACGGTACATTGTTTTGGCAGTACCATATCCGTTCAATATAACCGTTCCCAGTGAAGCCTCAGGTAGACGAGGATCTTGTGGTGCGCCGACACGGGTAGGATCTCCTCCACGGTCTTCTTGAGAGAAGTAGCGGTACTCTGCGGTGTTATCAAAAGGGCGGGCTACTACAAAGCCGCATTCTTTACAGGTAATTAAATCATCACGGTCTAGACAATCTGTATTTAAACAGTGTGGGCAGCTATCGACGTCGACAGTGAATGATTTCTTGGATTTATCATCTTCCTCCTCCCAACTTTCAAAGGGTTCAAGTTCTTTGACAGTTGGGAGGGTATTGCGAAGTTTAAATAGTGATTCCATATTTGCTACCCTGATTATGTCGGAAATAAACTTTTCAAATTTTGAACACGCCAATTTTTATTTTATTATAGCATATTATATTCTAAACTCAATAAAATAGTTTCTGATAAATAGGGAAATGAGTAGTACTGTTCCACAACAGGGTTCTGAAAAAAGATCAACAATGCTTCCGAGTATAGTCCCTTCTGGTATTGGATTTTTTGGCTCTCCGTATAAACCGGCTGACGCAATGTTAACACCACAACAAATTGGTGTAGAGGTTGGTGATTCTATGGGATCAGTTATTAATGCAGTAAAGGGCGTTGGGTTCTACTCAGATCAAATTGGGTTTGGAGCTCCATCAACTGGTTTAACGAACGGTATGCCTTTAAAGCCTCTTGGAGTTAATTACTATATTAAAACGGGAGTTAAATGTTCAAATGGAGCGGATATGTGGCAATATATGAGAGGAATATCAGAAGGAAACGCATTAGGTGAAAAAACTAAAAAAGTTATGGAAGAAATGGGTTTACCCCCGTTAAAAGGATTGGCGCCAGGAATGATTGAAGACGCAGAAAACGGATTAAACCCAGCTCCATTAATGAGCGCATTATTTGGATCTGGATATCCTCAATGTAAACAAGTAACATTACAAGTTGGTGACGCATATGGTAGGATTGTGGATGCTGATACAGGTGAGAATTGGATAGGTGAACAAGATGGAGTTGCTCGAACTAATGATGGATATGTACAAACTCGGTGGGTTCAAGATACGGACCGTGGGGGGAATCCTATTAATCTTACAAGAGATCAATCGGTCTCTGAACCTAAAACATTTAATCCAGATGGAACCCCAATTAAAATAGAATCTTTTGAAATGTTAACACATCCCTCTACTATTATTGTAGTGGGAGTACTATGTTTATTAGCATTAGGATTAATAAAGAAATAAATCCTATATCTAAATCCTATATCTAAATCCTATATCTATTATAATTTATTTTATAGATTATAATAGATTATAATAGATGGCAGCATTACCGCCGCATATGGTATTTTCATATTGGGTTTTATTATGGTTTATATTATATTATTTTAAATTAACATCATTTAGTCCAAAATTGGCAATAACAATAGGAATATTAGAAAATATAGTATTATTTATTTTGATGATAATATGGGGAACAAGTTTAAGAACAATCCTTTGGTTTGTAATTATAAATACTCTAATAAAAATTATGCCGTTCTATTATTTGAGAAATGAATCATATACATTAAAGGATGTATATTTTACGGTTGGTCTATTTTGTTTATTTATTGTATGGCTTCATATAAATAAACAAAGTCTAATAGGAAATGCTAAATTAGTATATGATTCATTAATATATGGAAAGGATAGTACACCATTTATGAGTTTATTACATAAAATAGAGAATAATTTTAAAATATATGAAGTTATTTAGACCAAAAATTGATTATAACACTTACCAATTTTAGACCGCAAATAAAATGTCAGACTATGATCAAAAATATAATTTTAGTGCTTTATATATTTGTGGATTAATCTTTGTGTATAATATGTGGCAACATAATTATGAATATATACATCTAATATTTAGCCAAATATATGTATTAAATTATACATCACTTATTGTAATAATAAATATAATTGGATTGTATTTATTATTAAAAAATATAACATTTGAAGTAAAATTGTCTATAAAATACTAAATATTATTTTATAGCATATTATAGCATATTATTTAACCGATTTAAATGCGTAAAATGCGCTGACTCCACCAAGTAATTGTACGAATACATATTTGAATAAATCTATAGGACTTATGGAACCATTCATGTACATTCCCAAAGATACAGCCGGATTTATATGTCCTCCACTGATAGAGCCTATCAAGAAGATAACAATGGCTAGCGCGGCACCAATAACTAGGGGATTGCCGCCGCTGGCAAAAATGCTAAGAATTAGAAAGAATGTGCCAATATATTCTGCGACATAGGAGACAAAAGAGACTTTCATTTCTATATATTATTCAAGATTTTATTTCGGAAAAATATATAATAAAAATATATTGTTGTTATATTTTATTATAAATAATTACTTAGTTAAAGTACCATTACAGATTAGTTTCTGCTGTGTAATAAGCCGCGAGCTCAAATTCATTGTTTCAAGTTCCTGTAGTAAGAGTTTAGTCGCATATGGGATGTTAATATGACTAAACTCGGTTGTATTTCCACAACCGCGGCACGCCCAGATTGATTGCTCGGGATTCGCAATGGCTAAAAGCCCACAATTTTTACACGTGTAGCACGAGAACATGTCTGAACACTCCATTAGACGTTCTTTTGTAAATTCCGCCATACCATGTGCTACTACACAATCACGTTCCATTTCTCCAAAGCGCAATCCTCCATCTCTTGCTCTGCCCTCGGCCGGTTGCCGAGTGAGCATAACCAGTGGTCCTGACGCCCTACTGTGCTGTTTATCCGCAGCACAATGACGCAGCCTCTGATAATAGCATGGACCAACGAAGATACTGGTCTCCATCATACGTCCAGTATATCCATTATACATAATTTCATTGCCGTGTGGCTCCATGCCATATTTGTCACGTAGAATAGCGGCCAAGTCTTCCACGGTTGTGGCATTGAAAGGAGAGCCATCTCCTAGACAGCCAGTCATACATCCAATTTTACTTAGGAGTGTTTCCATAAGTTGTGCGATGGTCATACGTGAAGGGATCGCGTGGGGATTGATGATAATGTCTGGAACAATGCCAGACGCTGTTTGGGGCATGTCCTCAGGGTTGAGAATCATACCCATAGTACCCTTCTGTCCGTGTCTAGAGTTACCTGACCATACTGGTGTTTTATTTCGTCGCACATAAATTGCCCCAGGACCTTCTACTCGGCAACAATATACTTTTCCGTCGTATTCCTGCCACGAATCATGTCTATTCTCGCCAGTTTTCGTAATATTCTTATTTACTTTAGGGGTATTCTGATTTTCAATAATTGTGAGACGATATGCGTCCACTGTCGATTTGATTATTTCACCTTCACGTCCCTCTTTTTTAACAATTGATTCATGACCCGCTAAATATTTAATACTAATATTTGTAGAATAACCCGCATGAAGACATAGGCGTTGGAAATCATTAGCAAGACGAATAGACGATGTATCATAACGCCGTGTCCCATTTGTCATTGTATGACCATCACCTAGCATCATTCCATTAATAAGAGTTCTACATTGTTCTCGAGTTAGATACCACGTCCATTCAGGAAGTGACTTATTCGTAGAACCAACACTTAATGGTGTAAAGTATCCTACAAACACTTTTCCATAAATACGATATGAATTATAGTCTACATCGTCTTTTGAGTCTTTACATAATCCAAACTTAATATTACTTGATAGACCAATTCTATCTAATTCATTGCGCACCCGCTCTTTGTGAGCAGCGTATCTCACACTTCCTCCACTAATACATCCCTCTGCCATCCAAATACCAAACAGTAGTAACCAATCATTAATCGGCACACTAATATCAGCTAAATTCGCATCACCTTTTAGAATAAATGCCTGAGGTACAGCCTCTGTCTCTCCTGCCGAATTAATGTAAGATAATTCGGCAGGCCTGCCCTCCATGGAAGGAATATAATTCTCAATATTCTTCTTATACGTCCAGCGTTTTCCATATG